GTCGACATTGATACCATGTAGTTCTACAATGTAGTTAGTAGCAGTGACGCCGGCGACATTAGTATAGGGATAATTCTCGGGCCGGACACGGACAGCTAGGTTCCAATTACTGTCGGCATAGACATCTTCGAAGAGAGAAGAGACTAGCCGGGGGACTACTGTGGTAAGACCGGACGTTCCCGTAAGCATAAAGCGCACATTGTCAGAGGACAACTCATCCCGTACAGCGTACACCTGGAAGTTGACTACATCCTCGTTACCAGCATATCCAGGCCAGCGAGGAGTGGCCTCATCTACGCCGGCGTTGCCGTGGACCCCAAAAAGGCTCGAGCTGATTATGTTAGTGTTTTCGTAGCCGGGAGAGGACACTGGAATCTTCTGTGGGAATAGAACCTCGGCCTCTAAAGTGAAGGCATATCCATTCCGAAGATTACCAGATCCTGAAATGTATCCTGCTGTATTTACTGTATCTCCCGGGTTTTGGTATTGGACTACAGTTCCAGGAGCGTTTTGATTTGTATTGAAGTTGACAAATTTATCAGAAACAGCAATATTCTTTCGATTGCTGCGAAGTTCTGATTCCACATCACTGGCATAAAGATTGATCTTAACGAGTTCATCGTCGATTCCGAAGCACCGGATTAAGTTACGGAAGGATTTTTCGGTTCCCTTTGTTTTATAGATATAAGAAAGGTTGTTATAAATGTTTTGGTATATTGTATTTTTGATGTCGCTCAAAGTCTTCTCATAGACTCGGAACTCACTGCGGTCGGCGAGTTTCTCTAATACATCAGCATCAAGGAAAATATCGGGGGCAACAAAGCCATGAGAGTTAAGCAGGCGCGCCGCAAAAGGAAGAGGCTTCTGACTGCCACTAGGGTATTCTACTGATTTGAGATCGGTAAGGGCCCGGGCCTTGAGCTGGAAATCATCAAAATAGCTTGCCATGATCTGCGTGAGATAGCGAGTGTTATTCTGACCTTCTTCGTCTTCCTCTCGGATCCACTGAGGTATTGAGTTATATATATTCGCTGCATTAGAAGCATCGTAATCTGACCCTGTGAGTTCCAGCGAAGAGGACAGAGCAACCACCGCAGGGTGGAAACTATAGATAATGGGATCTCGGTACTCTTTGATAGCAGCATTAGAAATAACAATAGCGGACCCGGTATTTCGAGACGAGGGGGTATAGCCGGTCCAGCTTCCGTTTGTAATACGGCCAGAATAATCTAAAACAGTACTATCGGTTCGGGTTACGCCCGTGACCCCTTCGTTGAACTTGAAGTAGACACCCAGTAGAGTGTTCACATCTCCGACATTATCTACAAAAGGTTCAGGGTCGGTATTAGTACCACCGCCCACCTGAGTGAACCAATAGCGCCCGATGCCCTTAGAACTTCGCTGCGTTTTCCAATATCGGAACTCATCGAGGGATGCGGACATCTTGCCGTAGCCGGCCATGGCCGTACTAGCCGACGGGGCAGCGATCAGGGCGCCAATATAAGCTTGTAAGGCCCCTGTAACTTCTTGGAAGCCCGAGCCCGTGATCACTTCATTGTTGAGTTCACCGTCGACGTAGAAACGCGTCTGGAGGCCGGCTGAGGCTGACTTGAATGTAAAGCCATAGTGGTGCCATTTATCATCCGCAACCGACGCACTCGTAAAAGTGGCTGCGCCGACGCTAGTGTCATAAATACCGGTGGATCCTGAGAGCAGAGTGACCCGGAAGGGGCTCAGGCCCGACGTAGCTCCAGTAAGCTGAATGCGTAGTCGGCCATAGTCAGCAGATGAGCTGGGTTGTCCGTTCCACAGATCAAAAATTACCTCTTTTTCAGTATCGCTAAGATTGAAGGCTTTCTTCTTGAGCCAGAATTCTACACTAACTCCATTATCCGCAATGTCGTATTTGAGGTTGCTCTCACGGTTTTTTGCCGGCTCGTAATAGTTCGAGCCCGTAAACTTTGTAGCATAAGGAGTAAAGCCGGTATCATTAGCATGCGGCCCGCCATAGAAGTGAATATATTCATTGGTAGAGGATGATCCATAGCCATCGGCCATGTTGCCTGTTCCCCAGCCCTCGGCCGAGAAGATGATATAACCATTGGTACGCGGATACAGATTCTCATAGATATACAAATCGATATCTAAGGATTCATTTTCCCACTCTAACCTTTCCTGGCGAGAACCATCATACGGAAAGGATCCATAAATTCGTTTAAGCGCTCCGTCGTAATACTCCGTGGCCAGTCCATATCGAGCAAAGTTTTCTGGTTTGGAGAAGTCAACCCGCGGGATCATTCTCTGTTCAAATATAATGTCTTGTTCGTGGTACCCCACGGATTCCACTTCGCCACCGATCTGTTGACCAGTGAGCCCGGAAACAGAGTTTACTCGTTCGGCTGTTGCGAAATAGTTTTTGAGGGACATGTATTAATTATTCTTCAACTCGAAATTTGAACGTTTCTGGTTGTTCCATCCAACTTCCTATACTATCATTATAATAGGCAAATTTAATCCCATACATATAACCTCGCTCTAAGAGAGAGATATCCAGGTCAAAATAATTGCCGCTCACATCATACGACAGATAGGTACAATTTTTGTCATTACTTCCTGTGCCGAAAGCAATTACTGTCATATCATCGACCACCCGGTAGATGGAATAAGACGCACTATTGATAATTTCTGTGGGATTGTTGGCAGTCGCTTTCACGTAGATCGTTGGATTCCAGTACTTGTCTCTCACAAACGTACGGAAGCGTGCCGTTTCTTTTATACTATAACTCTTGCGCAAATTACGTATATTGGTATTATAATTGAAAGTAGGAGCGCTCCCATATTTAGGCATCGCACTGGGATATAGAGAGCCGGTGAAAAACTCTACATTATCAGATCTACGCCAAACATCATTAATTCCTTCCAAAGGACTTGCGCCGGCGGTCAACGCAACATCGCATGAATAGATTCCCGTACTCACATAAGTGCCGGTAGCATTCGTGCTCAATGCCGCAGTAACACCCCCTCCCAGTGGAAGGCGGATGGCAGAGCCGGTGGGTGTGCCGGTGGCAGAGCTGGAATAAAAAGAGCAAGTTAGGTTAGCAGCATTTCCAGTTGTACCGATTCCCGGGAGATTAACCAGACGCCCTCGCACATAATTATAAAGATAGAGGGTATTAAGGTTATCCGCCGCAGGGGCGAAGGAGCTGGAAAAATAGAACTGGCCACGTTCATCCTTTACAACGGAGTCCCACCGGGCTTCGATGAGGGGTCGTTTGAAAAAGAACTCAGTTGAGCGAGCGAAAAACTTCTTGGTATAATAAGACTGAGTGGATCCAGTACGGTTGTTGATGAGGCTGCCGGAATCGGCGTCCCCTGAGCCTGAAAAATACGCTTCCTGGCTGGAAGTTAGGTGCGCCCCGACGCCATAGTTCTCAATTCCGCCGCCGGCCGAACCGGTGATCCATTGTTCTACTAAGCCGCTGATATCAAGCTCGATATCTTCCCAGCCTAAAGGAAATGTGACAGTGTACATGTTTCCCGGGGTAGCGACATTATAGTCTCCTCCGACGCTAGTCCACCCAGCGCTCGTGCTAGCGGACATCCAGTTTGCTTCACCTAGATCATTATAATTGTCCATGTCTAAGCCTGTGCCCTCTTGCCAGTCGCGTGTGACAGGTAAGATATTGAGTTTAAAGTTTTGAGGAAGAGTCCAGGGGGTTTGAGCATTATACATACGCAAAAAGAAGGAGACATTCCCGGAAGCCGGAAGTGTGCCGGCTGTGCGGGCGGCCGAGATATCAGCAATAGGAAACTTAATCAGAGCACGAGAAAGTTCCTGCGATGCACCGGCAGCTGACGAGGATAGTTGGCCGGCGATGGAAAAGATCTCCACCGAGTCGGCATAGCCCATATTAGAGCCCGTGCCGCGTAACGTAAGGTCTGCTTTGAATGCATTAGTAATAGTCGTGTCGGCACTCGCCGTGAATCGAAAAATCGCCATTTATTTTATACTCCCCACAATATCAACATTAGGAAATTTCAATTCAAAGATTGTATTCTCCTGTGCGAGGATTTGGCGTGCATCCGGGGACATTGCTCTTTCGGGATCAAAGTTGCTTTGAGAATATACACCTCCATTTTTGGATATTATCTCTACATTCACTACATCTACAACGCCGTCGACTTTGTTCAACTGCCGATAGATGTCGTTAAGCATAATGGCTTCGCCAATCTCAAAGCGATTGCGGAAGAAATACTCACGGATATTACGATTGGCTGCGTTGAGCACGGCATAGCGGCCGCTATTCAAATCGGTTGTAAGGGTGTACCTGATTCCAAAATTGATAATTGTAGCATCGAGAATATCAATAGTATCATTAATCATCTTATAATTGACGATCCAACTTTTAAGATTATCTTTGAGAGTCTGATTAGCTTTTGTGAGTTTACCAGATGCATCCTCTGATATGACATATAAATTGAGGTTTCTTTTGAAGGCATCAAAGTCGCGGACGATATTGACGGCCCGTACGGCTCCGAACTTAGCCGGGAGAGAGTAACACATTGCCCGATAATCAGCAGGCGTCACAGCTCGATGTTGCGTCGCGAAGTACCCAAAGACCCGCTGCTTGATGTCGTCAGAACTGGGGAGGCTGACGTTCCCCACAAAGGGCGCCTCATTAGTAACCTCAATAGAGTTTAGCACAGTGGCCCGGGCCGCGGCCGACAAAGATCCCTGCGCAGCAAACTTTACAATTGGATTTGCGACATTCACGATTGTGTTAGCTCCAGCATTGACATCCTGTGTGCCATTGACACGGAATCCAATACGCAATGTAGTATTAGCAGGGGCGATACCAAACTTATCGCTAGAAATAAGCTTTGTGGGGTCGAAGCCAGCATCAGTGATATAGCTGCGACCATTTAGCTCGAGCATTAAATTATTAGGGTTGACTACACTCTCACTCGAGAGTTCTGAGTCTGACCCATATCCGAACTGAAGGTATGTCATACTGCCATCAGATTCTACTACAAAGCGCCGCGGTACCGGAACAGCACGTAGGATATTGGGGACCGTCCCCTGAGTCGATGTGGTATTACGAATGGCTTTAAAAACTACATTTTGCGAGAGGTTGTCTACCTCGAAGTATTGATGACCTTCACTGTCAATTACGCTGAGAACTTCGGAAACGTTATTATTGTCTAACTCAACCCGGCGAAAGCGGTCAAAGTCTCCCAGCTCGGTGGATTGGAATGCCATTCGACCTGACACAGCGCGGCCTTGCGCACGGATCACGTAGCTCGTTGGGAGAGCAGTAGTAGCGTTGACTGTACCAACTACTATTTGGTTTGTACTAGTGGCGAAGACTACATCCTGTAGGAGCGTATACATACCTCCTCCTGAGGATGAGAAGGTTGAGCCGGCTCGGAGTGTCGGAGCGAGGTCAAGATTAGGACCGGGGCCCGTAGTAGCGGCCGGGACCTTAATATAGAAGGTAAGAATACCATACGAAGAAGGGTTGCGATCAATCTTATACCCCAATTGTCGAGCGAGCTTGATAACATTGTTGTATTCTACCGCCGTCTCTAAAAAGCTTTCATTGGCCTGGTAATCAAGGTAGAAGGATAGGATGTCCCCGATGTAGGAAACAGTGTCCAGCATAAGAGAACCAAAAGACGCTTCGTTGAAGTCTTTATAGGTGTCCGCATAATAACGCTTCGCAAAGTTTTCGAGGTCGCGACGGATCGAATCGAAGTCGCGGCTCGTATAATCAATTGGTTGTAATCTTTTAGCCATACTCTAAAGTCCTCTAGTAATTAGTTGCTATTCACAGGAATCAATACACTAGTTGAGATTTGAAGAGGTATAATTGTATATTGTAAGGTAATAGCAACAACATGTGGGTAAAGATCAGGGTTATCTTCCACATAATTATAACTTATATCGTCCACTCTAAGAAATTTCATATAGGTACCGACTTGAGAAAATATGCGTTCTGTAATCTGGTTATAGGTGGATTGGTCGTTGGCTTCGAAGAAGAAACGACGGATCCCTACACCAAACTGGGGGTTCATAATTCTTTCACCCGGGTTAGTCAATAACAGCATCTTAAGATTCTGTGTTGCTAATTGAGCAAAGTTGGTATTCAAATTGTACGCGCCAAAAACTTCACTTACTGTAAGCGGCAGCATGACTGAAAGGCCTGATGACATTCTTTATTCCTCCTCTTGTTCCATTCTAATTAACACTCCGGTAAACTTTCTTCCTCAGAAACTTCGTCGGCGTCACTGGTTAATGCTGCGGCGAGATCCTTTTTCAAGAGGTCCAACAAGATATAAAGGATGCCGAAAGGCAACGGGGGAATCATTAACATGCCACTGAGGGTGGAAGTAAAGTCGATACCTTCCACTGACATCCTTGGTAAAATATTATTCTTTATCTCTTCATTACTTAATGCGTGTTGAGCAGCGGGCCCCATGTCCCTGATGTCAGCCTCTAGTGTCTGGTTCATTCCGAAATCTAGAAGGCACAGCATTAGTGCTATCAAATCTTCGCCCCTCATATTCATGGCGGGCAACGGTGGGTCGGCGGCTTCGAGTTCCTCGTCTATTGTTTGAAGGACACCGGATGCGTCAATCATTTTAATAATCTCGTCGAAGCCCATTCCCGTCACGTTGCGAACCATCTTCCATATGGCCACGTGGGGGTCGATCATTTCTGCTAAACCCTTCAATATCATGATGGGGGTTTCGATAAGCATCTTGAGAATAAAGTCACGTCCGAGGCCCTCAAATTTGGCAGCAAAATCGGGGCCCGGGCTGTTTTGAATGGCTGCCGCGGCTGCAGGGCGATTGTTTCCAACCGGTGCTGTTGGGTCTTTGCCGGTGACCACGTCAATAAACGCTTGAATAATAAAGTTTTTGGTCGAATCGAAAACAGTTTCTATCTTTCCAAAATATCGATTGGTAAGATAGAGGTTTTGATATACCGGGACCATCGTAATAAACTCTTGATTGAAAGTTTCGCTAAATATTTTCTTATATGTGGAGTCACTAGCGATATTCTTTGCTTCAGCGCGGCGAGCAATGCGAGACTGCGATGTTTGCCTTGCGGACTCACTAAACCGGGCGCTAGTCAGTTTGGTACGTAGACTTTCAAAGTCATGACGGGTCGTGGATATTTCCGACAGGAGAGCCGTATAGGAACCTAGGTCGTGCACGGTATCCGGATCATCAAAGTCAACTATCTTAACTCTAATTATCTCTTGACCATCTGGGCCCATGCCGTATTGAACATTGGCGTCGACGGGACCACCGTGAGGTTCTTGATACTGAAAGGTTGTTTCTATTTGATTAGCTAAGATATTATTGATATCGCCGGCGGTAGGAGACGACCCGACGGCGTAAGAGGTGTCGAGGCGCCACATTCTCCCGGTCAGCTTTGAAGTATAATTTTCGACGGCTGGGCCGGTGAAGTGCTCCGCTACCGTCGCGACTTGTGTAGGAAGGTAATAAACTAAACGATATTTAACCCGGAGATCTGTGAAGCGTACATGCCAGGCCATATCTGTGAGATCGACGGCGCCGGCTATTGGCTTCGTGAGAGTGTTATTGGTGTCCACTGGTAAAAAGCTCTTTTGAAATTCTTTCAGCTCCAGCTCGCCGCCGATTTCCTGGGTAGGCTCTAAGATAGAGGGTATGTTATCCCCTTCGAGACCCGACCAGGTGACGACCCTTTCAATTAGCATTGTGCCATACGCCAAAGGCGCGCCGATGGTGCGTGTAACCAATTGCTGTTCAAACCCGGTGGGCTGGGATACCTGGCTGAGTCGAGTACCAAAGCCCAAGATATCTTGGACAAAAGCCTCATCAAAAGTCTTTCGAAAACTCGAATCTTGGCGGGCCATTCGTACCACATTAGATACCGGCATTTTTGAGGCATCAATTCGCGCTTGAACGAGATATTCTACTAACTCAGGCCAGTTAAGAGAACTAAACACTGTGCCTATAGGAAATACTACGGCGCCGGCGGAATTGAGGAGGCCGCCTAGGCTAGCCACCGACGGCCGGGCAATCTTGAAATTGTAATACTCTATAATAGCCCGGCGAACGCGGGGTTGGTGCTGTAGTTTCGTCAGTACGTCGTTGCGTACCTGGGACGCAATAAACTGTCCTATCGTCGGCTTGGTCATCAACTCCTCAACATCAAACGCGCTGAAAACAAAAATGTTTTTTACTATCAACTCAGCAATTTCAACTTGAATCAAATTATAGAATAAGGCTATCATGGTAGCATAGCGAATTTTGATGTCGAGAGGCATCTCATCAAAACATGCTGACTCCAAGAACTCGGCCTTAACTTGTTCTAAAATTCCACCAGCGTCCAAGAGGTCCGCGGCCTGGTCGGGGGGACAACTTGTATTATCTTTGAACAGCTGAAGAGATCGCAACGTTGCTATA